CAGGTGCCACCACCTTGGCCGTGGGCACTCGATACCATCCTAACGATATCTACGCATCTCTTAAGGAGTCAGAGGTCCCTGTCGTGGATGAACAAGGGCAGATCCTTGATTCAAAGCCCGCCTGGCACGTTGTCGAACACGCGGTTGAGGAAGATGGTGAGTACCTCTGGCCACGTACCTGCCACCCTGTAACTGGAAAGTGGTACGGGTTTAATCCGCAGGTCCTAGCCACGAAGAAAGCTGAGTACCAAGCTCTCCATCAACCGGAGCAATTCTGGGCGCAGTACTACAATGAGCCAAACGACCCCGAGTCCCACAAAGTAGCCAGAGAAAACTTCCTGTACTACAACCCGAAGAAGCTCAAGGAGATCCAGGGTTATTGGGCGTACGCGGGTATGAAGTTGAATGTCTTCGCGGCGATGGACTTGGCTTGGTCTGATAGAAATAAAGGGAAGCGTGACTTCACTGCTATCGCTGTGATCGGTGTCGATCCTGATGGGTACATCTACGTTCTTGACTTGGAGCAGTGGCAGACATCTGATTACGACACGTACTTTAGCTACGTCTCAACGATGGCAGCCAAGTGGGGTTTCCGTAGAATTCGCCTTGAGTCAAATGCAGCGGGAACTTTAGTCGCCAAAGAATTGACAAACAAGGTACGTCAAGAAGGTTTATCTTTGGTGATTGACGCTAAAGCCAAGACCTCTCACGATGGAAAGAAAGCTGAGCGGTGGGCAGCAGTACTAGAACCGAGGTACAAGTCGAAGACGATCTACCATAGAAAGGGTGGATTAACCTTGATACTCGAAGACCAGATCATGTTGGCCCGACCGAAGAACGATGATTTAAAAGACGCTCTGTGTGAAGCCGTGGAAATCTCCCGCGTTCCTGGAAGGAAGAGCTTAACACAGTCAACCCAACGTAATGTGATCGCTGCCCACGCAAGGTTCGGTGGCAGACGTATGATGAGGTAATAACATGTCGGAGATCAACTCCCTAGAACTTGAAACACTAATGAGCGAGATGGACCCGTATGCGTCCGAGATCTCCAATCGATGGTCTGAGTTGGCGTCCGCATGGCAGAAATACGAGGCTAGGGTAGCTGAGACAGAAAAGTTTGTTTTCGCTACTACCGTCAACGATACGTCGAATGTCCAGGGCGAGTACTCGCACACTACCCACATTCCCAAGATCACTGAGATCTACGACAGACTGAAGGCCAACTACGCTGAGGGATTAGTCGGGCGTGAAGACTTCTTCACCTTCCATGGCGAAGATCAAGACTCTGTTGTTCAAGAGCGCAGACAGAAGATTGAAGCGTACCTTCGCACCAAACACAGATTGAGAAAGACCATCAACAAGATTAAAGAGTTGATCGACGACTGGTTGTTCGGAAACTGCTTTGCTGAGGTTGTTTACGTCAACGAGTTCCACGATGATCCCGATACAGGTGAGCGTCACGTTGTTTACCAGGGTCCTGACATTCGTGTCATAGAACTTAGCGACATTCGTTTCAACGTTCTGGCCACTGACTTCCGGTCTACACCTAAGATAGTCCGCGCATACAAGACCTTCGGTGGTTTGGAACGAGAGGTTGAACAGTTACCTACTGCCCTCGCTGCCGAGGCGCAGCGTATCCTTGGTAAAGTAAAAGATCTGCGTTCCCATTACAACAAGGCGCCTCAAGACATCACAGATCGTTACGACTCAATTGCTTGCGACGGATTCGGGACATGGGGCACCTACATGAAGTCAGGTGTCATTGAAGTCCTCACTTTTTACGGTGACATCTACAACCAAGAGACTGGCGAGTTCCTGAAGAACCGGAAGATCACCATCGTTGACAGAAAGTGGACTATCACCAATGAAACCATTAACACTTGGGACGGCAAGGCAAGAATCTTCCACACTGGATGGCGGAAACGTAGAGACAACATCTTAGGGATGGGCCCTATGGAAAACATTACCGGCATGCAGTATCGAATCAATCACTTGGAGAACTCTAGAGCTGATGCGTTTGATAAAATGCTTTCACCTGATCTCGTCATTCGTGGCGACGTTGAAATCGAAGATAGCGAGAACGGAAGTAAGACCTACTCCGTGTACGAGAATGGAGATGCTCTGGTTTCCGTAGCCCTGGCGAGAAGACGAAGTTTGAAGTTCAACAGTTAGTTAGCGCAGCTGACAAGGTGTTCCAACACAAGATGAATGAGTTCGAACAAACATTCCTTGACGAACTATTGAAAGCTGAACTAGAAGTTGCCAGACGTAACCTGTCACCCACTGATGTTGAATCAGCAGAGTTGGTAGATGAGACCACTGGAGCCGTTGATTTCCTAGAAATCACAGCTGACGATCTGAACGCCAAGGGGCAGCTGGTTCCGATGGGTGCCCGACACTTCTCAAGGCGCAGTCGTTTGACTCAAGACTTGACTGCGTTCAGCAATACCGCCTTGGCTGACCCAGAAGTGAAGCAGCATTTCTCCTCTGAGAAGCTAGCCAAGTTGTGGGAAGAAACACTAGAGTTCAACCAGTTCGAAATTATGGAGCCATACGTTCGTGTAAGCGAACAACTTGAGGCCGCTAGACTTCAGCAGGTTGCACAGGAATCCTTGCAGAATGAAACACTCGCTGGTGCCGAAGAAGACATTGCTGCTGCTGAGGACTTCTAATGAAGAGACAACATTCAGTCTACGCTGCAATGCCTGATGACGTCAAGAAAGATGACGTTTGGAAGAGCGGAAAACTTTTACGTCAAACTATTGTCATAGTTCTCAAGGATAAGTTAGACAGAGCTATCATCGCATCCGAAGCCAACAACAACTACGGGCCAGGATGGGTGGAATGGCAGTCAGATAACAAAGGTTACCGACGATCAATACGAGAATTGATTAAACTGTTAGAGGATTAGTAATGGCTACACGTTTGATTACATCAATTAGGAACGCGATCAACCCGAAAGGGCTGACTGGTGGTGGGACGAGAACCCCGATTTCACCAACGCGCACAGTGAAGAATCTCGGTGTTGGCCAAGGCCGCACCATGAAAGTTAACCGATCTATCGATAAGATAGTACGAGGAAAGTAAGATGTACGTACCACTTCTACCTAATTGGGTAGCAACTCTCAAAGCATGGCTGAAGAAAGTAGGCTACAAGAAACCTTAGTAATCCACCCGCACAAGGAGAATTCAATGAGTTTCGCAGACCAAACCGGAACCACTGAACCACAAGCCACACCCGAAGACCAGACAACGCAGACCCAGCCGTTTATGGTCGTAGGAGAAAGAGCGTTTAGTTCGCAAGAAGATGTCGTTACCAAGATTCAACACGCGGATAACCACATCAAGAACATCGAGCAGCAGAATGCTGCGTACTTGCAACAGATCGAAGATCTTCAGCGCAAGGTTGCTGAGAGTTCCAAGATCGATGACGTTCTGGCTAAAGTAACACCACAGTCCGATCAACCCTCTACGACACAACAACCTACTGTGTCAGCGAGCCCAGAAGACGTGGTTAACCAGGTGCTTAACGCACTAGACACAAGGAACCAAGCGAAGACTGCCAAGCAGAATCAAGATGAGATGGTTGCGCTAGCCTCTGAGCATTACGGCAGCACATACCAAACCTCCGTCGAGAAGATTGCTGGCGAACTGGGAATGAACATGCAGGATGTGGATAAACTTGCGGGCGACAACCCAAAAGTTTTCAAACAATTGTTTATCAAGGGCGCCAAGGTGACCTCGCAGGATGTAAGCTTTACAGGTTCCGATGTTAACTCAGCAGTAGGAAACACACAGGCACAACAGAAGCGTGTATCTCTTCTTGACATGCCGAAATCGAAAGACAGGGCTGCAGCGATCCAAGCACGGATGGCGCAGTACATGCAAAACCAATAGTCGTAAAGGAAATTAGACATGACTGGTAACTTAACAGGTAACACACCGGCTCTTATACGAGCCCAGGTGTACTCCGACTTCATCCTTGATGAACTTAAAGATGATCTCCTTCCCGAGATGTTCCACCGCGATGTCACTGACTTCGGTGATGGCACTACCCTGAACATACCCACCTTTGGTGAAGTTGTTCTTCGTGACGTCGAGGAAGACGTAGACATCCCCGTTGACGCTGTTGACAGTGGTTCCATCACGCTCTCTATAACCGAGCATGTTGGTTCTGGTGTTGCAATGAGTGACGTGTTGAAAGAAGACAGCTACAAGGCTGCTCAGTTTGACGCAACATTCGTGCCCAAGCAGCTTCGTGCAATCTCCGAGCGTTACGAAACTGACCTGCTGGCGCAGGCAAACAAGCAGACATTGGCCGATCCTAATGCGGTCAACGGTTTCGCTCACCGCTTCGTTGCCTCCGGCACCAGCGACGAAATCACGCTTGAAGATTTCATCTACGCCAAGCTTGCTCTTGACAAAGCGAACGTCCCTCAGATGGGCCGTGTTGCCATCTTCGATTCACTAGCAGAGGCTTCTTTGAACAAGATCTCCAATCTCGTTACTGTACAGAACAACCCTCAGTTCCAGGGTATTGTTGAATCTGGTTTCGGTAAAGAGATGCGATTCATCCGTAACATCTATGGCTTCGATGTCATGCTGAGCAATTACTTGCCCCGCGTTGGCGCCGAGACTGTTGACACCACCGGTATCCAGGTTCCTGCTCCCTCCGGAAATGGCGCCGTTACTTCCGG